TTAAAATGTTTCCACAAGATAAAGACAAATTAGTAGTATTAATTGTAACAGGAATAGTCATGCTATTCCTTTCATGTTATATGGGAGTTTGATATGAATGTACTAAGTTTGTTTGATGGTTGTAGTAGTGGACAACTTGCCCTTGAAAGGGCAGGTGTCGATGTAGACAATTACTTTGCAAGTGAGATTGACAAGTATGCAATCACAGTTACACAAGCTAACTTCCCTGATACATTTCAATGGGGAGATGTAACTAAGATTAAAGTACCTACTGAAGGTAGTATTGATTTACTCATGGGTGGCTCGCCTTGTACAGGATTTTCGTTTGCAGGCAAGCAGTTAAACTTTGATGACCCTCAAAGTAAATTGTTCTTTCATTTTGTAGAGATTCTATCTTTAGTCAAACCTAAGTATGTACTTCTTGAGAATGTACGTATGAAGAAAGAGTATCAAGATACCATATCATATCACATGGGATTTGAGCCACAAGCACTAAACTCTAAGTGGTTGAGTGGTCAGAATAGATACAGACTATATTGGTGGGGTAAGTTACAATCTGATGGTACATACAAGCAGATACCTATACCACGCATGGTAGATAAAAAGGTTGCTATGCAAGATATACTAGAAGATGGCTATGCCACAGATGAGATGACTAGTCAAGATGGCAAGTCTCATTGTCTTACTGCTAGGTACAATGGTGCAGTATGGTGGAATAGTATTGAACGCAAGCAACGTACTATGGTACTCAAGGATAATCCTACCATGTCCAAAGATGGATTGATACGTGTTGGTACTGCTGACCTCAAAGGACACGACTCTATTAGACGAGTGTATGCACAAGAAGGTAAAGCACCTACCCTCACTACCATGCAAGGTGGACACAGAGAACCAAAGGTTGCCATTGGTCGTATAGTTAATCGTAGGCTAGATGAGAATGGCACTAGAAAAGATGACCAACTAGACCTACCATTCACTAGGCAACTAGAGGTGCGAGATGATGGTAAGTCTAATTGTCTTACTACTGTGCAGAAAGATAACGTGGTAGTATCAAAAGATATGTGGCGAAAGCTTACACCTCTTGAGTGTGAGAGATTGCAGACACTACCTGATAACTATACGAATCATGTATCCAATAGTCAGAGATATAAAATGATTGGTAATGGTTGGACAGTAGATGTGATTGCACATATACTCAAGACTATGGATATTGAAAAAGAATATTTACTAACTGACCCTATATGGGATGAAAGGTGGACAAGATGACTAAGATAGTACATGATACATGGCAATCAGTTATGAATCACGAACTTAATCCATTGAGACATATAAATGATTTAAATACTAGACACATGGTCATGCAAGTATTAGCATGGATGTGGTGCATAGTATTCTCTATGTACTTTGGTAGTATGTGGGTGTTTGGCATAACTGCTATTGCTCATGTATTTATATTATGTGCAATAGTAATTACTGTAGCTACGTTTGAAACTGCAAAGAGAAAGCCATCCTTCTTTATGAAGAAAGGATACCATACACCAAGCAGAAGTAGATATATGTATTACAAAGGCAAGAGAATTAAATATGATGACAATGATGCAGGAGGAGAACATGAGTAAAAGAAGAGGAGACATATCTGAATTACAAGTTGCTACTCACTATTTAGAGAAAGGGTATGAAGTTTTTAGAAATATGGGTAGCACAGGACTAATAGATTTAGTGGTGGTGTGTCCTAAAACTAAAGAGATATTTTTATATGATGTCAAAACTATGACTGTTTATAAAGATAAAGAGGGTGTAACTACAATTCATGCTAATGCATCTACAGAAGAACAAAGAAAATTAGGTGTAGAAGTTGTAGCTTTATACAAAGATAAAATATATACAGACCCAATTAGGATAAAGGAGAGAATAAAATGTGGCATAGAATAACAGACTTTTTTAATGTAGATTATCATAAAAAATATGGCGAGGGTACAAATTTTGACCTCGACTATGGTAAGTTATTAATTATAGGACTATGTATTTACATAGCAGTTATGGTTTCATAATGAAGATAGCTAGAGTAAATCCTATTGCAAAAGCATTTGCCTATCTTAGAAAAAGAACTCAAGTAGTTCCACCTAAGAAAGGTAAAGGTTCATATAAAAGAAAGGAAAAAAATGGACAACTTAGAACCTAGTAAACCTAACAGAAAAAAGTTTGATATGGACTTGAAGTATGGTAAGGTCAGAGAAAGACTTGTAGCAGAAATGTTGCAGGATAAAAAGATTGAAGTCAAATCTGAGAGAGACATATGGCAGAAGACAGGCAACATTGCCATAGAGTATCAGTCATATGGAAAGCCAAGTGGGATACAAACTACTGAAGCAGATTATTGGTTTCATAATTTATGTATAGGCAATGAGGTGTTCTGTACTTTAGTCTTTGATATAAATAGTCTTCGTAAGATTATTGATAACTTGGACTACAAAAAGAGTGTGTCAGGTGGAGACCACAATGCAAGTAGAATGTATCTACTAAACTTGCAGAAGTTATTTTCATCTGATGTAATTAAAACATTTAAAGGAGAATTGAATGATAAATAAAAATTATCTTTACAAAATTAAGGATTCGTGATATGATTAAAAAAGTTCTGAAGGGGAAAAGATATAGACTGCTACGTAACAGGTGGGAAGTATCTGTTATAGAGGTAATAAAAAATACCTATGTAGTTAGTGCCAATGATGAAGTTGAAGCTCTAAATAAAATGGAAATGATGAGTAAGCCTACGTACAAAGAAGAACTAGATTCAGTTGTGGATGTAGTTAGAAAAATAACTTACTCGTAAGTGGTATCATGGACAAAGAACCTAAAGGATATTACGAGTGGATTTTATGGAAATTAAAACAGGAGAAAAAAAGAATGGATGAAAAAGTTGAGGATGTAGTAAACCATCCTATACACTACAATAAATCAGGTATAGAAACTATTGATGCAATAAAAGCAATGACTAATGAAGGCTTTGAGTATTATCTTCAGGGAAACATTATGAAATACTTATGGAGATATAAGTACAAGAATGGAGTAGAGGATTTAGAAAAGGCACAATGGTATCTTAATAAATTAATATCTACTATTAAAGATAAATATAAAGATTAATAGAGAGTATCATGGCTAATCTATGGGATAATGATAAGAAAAAATTATTCAAGGAGATATATGAAGAGTTGCTTCAAGAAGGATATACACCTCAAGAAGCAAAGAAGTATGCTAAACATGAAGTCGCAGACAAGATTGAAAGTGATACTGAATTTATAAATGAAATAATAAAACAGGAGTATGAAGATGAGTGAAAAAAAAGAGTTTAGTAATTTTGTAGATGGACAACAAGTTGAATGTGTGATATCATATGATGCAGACAAAGACTTGTATGAATGTATAGTTGCACATGATGGAAAGATAGATAACAAGTTCTATTCTATTAAGAGAAGTGCAATGGAAACTATTGCAAAGATATTAACAAAGTGGAAGGAATGATATGGGAGAATCAAAGGTAATTAAGAAAGGTAGTTGTGACAGGTGTGGTTCATCTGATGCAAATGTATTATATGAAGGTGGAACTAAGTTCTGCTTTTCATGTAGAACTTATTCAAAAGGAGAAGATATGGAACAAGTACAAAAGCCTGTATCTATAAATAGTAATCATCAAAATTTTAGTAGTGGAGTAGTAGATGGTATCCCTGATAGAGGAATCAAGAAAGAGACTGCAAACTTTTTTAATGTCCAAGTATTACACGATAGAAATAGTAATGTGGTTAAGCATATATATCCTTATTATGACATTAATAATAGTCACATAGGTAACAAGATAAGACTTGTAGCTAACAAAGGTTTCTCTGCAGAAGGTAACCTACCTAGAGCAGTTATGTTTGGACAGAACAAGTTTCCTCAAGGTGGTAAGTATCTTACTATATGTGAAGGCGAGATTGATGCAATGTCTGCCTATGAACTTCAAGGTTCTAAGTGGGCAAGTATATCAATCAAGAATGGTTGTCAGTCTGCACTCAAAGATATCAAGGCAAACTATGACTACATAAATAAGTTTGATAAAGTTGTATTATGCTT